CCATTTGCCGCCTTTAAATCCGGGAACCCCGCGACCTTTGAGAACATCCGCACGGGTTACTTTGCCATCATCATTTAAATCAGGAAAATCCTTCGGCATCACACACCTCGGTTAAAGTTTTTCACCTACCTCATATTGAGATAACTTAGCTCTTAATTTTTCAATTTCTGCGTCGCGTTCTGCTAGCTTCTTTTGAAAGCTTTCATTCATATCAACCCACATCTGCAAATTTTGAGTACGCATCTTATTGTCTTCGACCATCATATTAAAGAGTCGTTCCGATGCGTCTAACTGTCTTTGGATAAAATTAATCACGGTAACCACCACCAGCGGCCTTATATTTTTTAGCTACGAGTTGTGCCTTCCTTGCTGACCATTGGCCTGCACCGGTACCTTGAGTCGCAGCAGCTTTAACCTGAGATACAATACGCTTCCGTAACTCAGGCTTGGTGTAATTACCCGCTGCGTTAACCTTACCGCCTTCGGCGTACTGCTCAAAGTCAGCATTGTCCCGGCGAACTTTCCTTTTCCCGGAAGGCATTTTTGAGGGCAAGATAGCCCCCATACCTCTTGAAGCCATCAAAATACTTCTCCCCATCGAACACCATTAACCAACCTACTTACGTGGCTTTGCCGTACCCCATACTTTTTAGCAAGTTGAGACTGACTAAATCGAGAAGCAAAATAAAGCCCTCTAATCTGTCTAACTTGTTCAATTGTAAGTTTACTCATACCGTTCAAAGCCCCATACTGAGGGGGAGTTTTGGTTCGGCCTTTTGCTGTTCTATCTGCAACATTATCTGCGTTTGTACCTGTAAATAAATGTTTTGGATTACAGCATTTTGGATTATCACATGTATGAAGCACATGCAACGTACTATGTATAGACTCAATAAGATCGTGTAATAGAGCAGACACACGATGAGAAGGTCTAGAACCATGTTCGGTATACATCCAACCGTACCCTTTGTTATTAGTTCCAGCCTGCCATTCCCAACAATCTTCAGGCAAACCTTTTTTAACTTTTGCCCAAAATCTATCTGCTAACGACTGCTTCATCTCAGCAAGCCTTACCGCCGTACTTCATTTTCTTAACTTTTCCACCGGACTTCATACCGGTCGAACCTTTCATAGTTACTTCCATGCCGCGAGTCTTGCCTTTCTTGGCAATTCCATCAGCAGATTTGTGGCCAGCAGACAAACCACCTGAAGCCATACCGCCTCGCTTCATGCCTTTCATCTCAGCCATTTCATGCTTAAGCATGGACTTAGGAGCGCACTTTTTTTTCATGAAGGCAACTTCTTTTTTGACCATCGCTTTTGGCTCGGCCATACCACCCATTCCCATCTTTTTCATCGTAAATTCCTTTCCAACAGATTGAGGGACACCTACTTTTTTAGCAAACTTGGGATTATGGGCCACAGCTTGCATAAACTTCTCTTGCTTTTCAGAAACGGCAGGCATTACATCTTCACCATCGTGCCGCGTGTACGGCCCTTTTTAACACAGCCATCCGCGGATTTAACATAACCACCGGTTTTTGCGGTCATCATTTCCATACCATAATCTTCGACTTCAGCCTTTTTAACAGGCTCTTTCTTGGGTTTTGGCTTTGGAGCAAGTTTCTTATCGTACTTTGACGATCCCATGTCTGGAGGACTAGGTATATTATTAACGACTGCCATGATTATCCTTTCTTAGCAAGCTGGTCAATTTTTGCTTCAAGCCGTTCAAAGCCCGCGTCAAATCGTTCCATAATTTTTTCAAGGTCTTGGCGCACTTCTGCGCGAGTAATGTGATCACGAGCTATTTCCTCTCGGGTTTTATTGAGCAAAACTTGTAAACGTTGAAGCTCATCGTGAGAGTTTTTGAGCATGAACATGACAAGTCCCACCAAGACAGACGTAATGAGATTCCAAAGGATCATCGGGTCCATTTAACATTTCCACCTACGACGCGCCTGACGAATCCGGCTGTTTGGATCTTTAGCTGCTTCAGGAAACTGTTTCATTTGGCCAGCAGATCTCGCGCAAAAAGACTTTCTTCGCGCTGCATCTTTAGGACCGGGATTGTCGCTTGTAACAGCCGTCTTTAATTTACTTCCGGGATTGGCAGCGCGATAAGCTTTGACACCTTTTTCAGTCATGCCTGCGCCCTGCTTTGTCGGACGGAAATTGCCCGACTTTACAGAAGTTGCAATTCCCATTCCTTTTTTTGCCATGATTACCCGCAGATAAGAGTAACTGCTGTGACATTCGTTGGATCGACCGTCGCAAAGTCATCGTTACTATAAGCCGTTCGTATTCCCTCTGCGGCCATATAAAGACTATTTACTCCATTTTGATTCCCGGGAGTATCAATTTCTAACAAGATTAGAGAATCGCTATTTCTCGTGACAACAATTGTACCAGCCGTTGCAGACGCCAAATAATACAACCCTTTAATTCTTGTTGCAGGTAAAGCCAAGGCTCCACCATACCCTACGGTAATTGCCCCTGCGGTTGCAGCGCTTACGGTAATTGATGCGATTTGGGAGAAATAATTTGAACTATAAACCGTCGTGTTATTGGGTCCGGCTACAACTTCTGTTGCTAATGCACCAGCAACCGTTCTTCCAATAATTGTAAAGTTTTTCCCAGACTCATTAGAACCCCCGGTTATGGATACCTTATACCCATAACCGTTGATCCCCGGCTTGGTGTTTGCCAAAGTTAAAGGTCCCGCTGAGGCGGGAGTTACGGATGTCACATAAAAGTTAGCGACCGCCCTGATCTTTACCGACCATACATCATATTGCATACCACACTCCTAATTAGGCTACAGTACCGCCTCTATTACCAACAATAGCCCATCCTGCTGACGTATAAATTAAAGTAATCGTGTCGCCAACATTGGTGAATGTCATGGTCGTAAAACCGATGGCAGTTGTAGGAGTAAGAATTGCGGAACCCCCGTCTACCGTATGAGTGATAATTTTAAGTTGCCCAACGGTTCCGTTAGCTAAAGTTAAAGCTTGAGAAGCGCCGGTAGTAGTAAGAGAAGTAAGCAGCGTGGTGAGATTGACTGCCCCAGCACCACTTAAACTTTGAACTGATGCGGTAATCCCACCAGTGATATTACCCGTTACGTTGCCCGTTACGTTGCCCGTTACGTCGCCTGTAATATTACCCACAAACCCATTATTTGAAATAACTGGGCCGCTAAATGTTGTATTTGCCATACTTTCCTCACATGCGATATTGGCATATTAGTCTGCATGTCGTCAGCCGGGACTGTCTAATATGCCGGATAATCCCGGAATAAAGCTATTATAAATAAAAAAGGGGGGTTTGTAACCCCCCTTTTTATCAAGCTCCCGGAGAACCAAAGATTCCCAACGGATCAGAAACTCCGAAACTATAACGCTCTCTAGACTTATAGCGAACGTTACCAGTATCAAAATCACCGTCCATGGAAGTACTAAGCGGGGTACGCACGAAGTGCTTAAGTCCGTTAGGTACATCCGTTGTCAGGAACCATGCGTTGGTGTCAGTCAAATAGTGATTGACCGTGTAGCCTTCAGGGATTGAACCCATCATCTTCAGGGCGTTCACATCATTGTCTGCCGTTGCAACGCGAAGTTCTGTTTGCAACAAACGAGTTGCTGTAAACATCAAGTTCGGAGGAACAACAAGCTTACGCGGTTTAGCAGCGATCAATAGCCCTCTTTCATCCGTCCAGCCAGCGATTTGAATCACGGCGTTTTCCAACGACGTTTCATTCAAGTCTGCTGCCGTGGCAGGCGTGTTGCTATTGACACCACCAGAGATCAAAGGATGAGCCGTAGAAAACAAAGGCTGTCCGTCGCCGTAAACGACTGCGGAATTGAACCCGTTGTTTAAAATGGCCGCAGCTTTAACCTGCTTGGTGTAAGCCATCGCACGAGCCAGCGCTTTGGTATAACGAGACGACAGGCTGTCGTACAAGTTATCTTCCACGGCCTCTTCAGTGATTGAAAAGCCCATAGCGATGGTTTCGTGGTTGTACCGCGCTGTCCATGCTTCTTGTGCGTTGTCATACGCAATCGCACTGCCTTCCGGTTTGACCGGAGCGGCACTAAAGCCTGACAGCTTGGTTTCCTCCTCAAAGGAACGCTCGGAAGATTCAGTTTCGTAAATCTCCTTGTGTTCCTCGCCATAACGAGAGTACTCGAGGCCGAACAGAGCGTTCAAGCCCGGAAGCAGCTCTTTCAACAGTTGTGCGCGTGAAATTGCCATTTCTTACTCCTTAAACGCCAGTTGCGAACTGGTAGCTGTGGTAACCCTGATTCCACTTAACCAGAACTTCCGGATACCCTACAAAGGTAAACGTTGATCCTGCGGCGGCGGTCAAAGTGTTAGCCACGGTTACCGTGGTGGAGTTGACGTTGGTAACGTAGTTATAGTTACCCGCACCACCTCCGGCTGATGCAGCAGGGCAAATAACTTGCATACCTGCTTGAAGGCCAGTGACAGCAGCAGTCAAGGTAATTGTCGTGCTGGACGATGAACCTGTGCCAGTCACGGTAACGGCTGTCTCAGGGACAATCCCAACAACACGAAATGGCAAACCCGTTGTCACGCGGACGTTGCCTGAACCGTTGCTAGGACCATCGGCTGATACTGCCATTTTTGAATTACCAGTCGTTGTACTTCCTGCCGTGCCTGTAACTGCGTATGCATTGGTTCCAACAAAAGCTTGAGACATGTAACCAATGGTAGTTGCGGTGTTACTTTCGGATGAAGCTTGTGCAACAACAACAGCCTTAAATACTGCTGAGGGATCGTCTACCACATAAGCCACCGCATCATTAGCTGCTGTTGAGGCAGGATAATATTGTGCGAATAACTTCTGTCCCGTAGACGGGCTTGTGTATGAGCAACCCACAAATACACCAATTTGACCGGCGCGAGCCGATGTCGTGGTAGCAATTGTCATGCCCGTGATATTGATTACACCACCCGCAAGCTCAACCAAGTCACCATTAAAGATGCTTGTAGGATAAGCGTTCGGGATGGGAATCTGCCTTGTTGCTCCGGCATATGGAAGGCCATTAAGTTCATTAATAGCTATAAAACCATTTGCGGAGCTTACAGTCGGATAAGCCATCTTTAACTCCTAAAATTAAATGTTTCCGCGTCCAAATGTGACTTTTGATTGCCGGTCTTTAAATAAAGGCATTCTCGAGTCTTGTTCGCGATAAAAATTATTGTCTACTGAATGCATCTGAGTATCAGTCTGTTTCTGATAAAACTCATTGCGTTGTTCAACCATTTCCGTCGGTGTTTTGCAAAGCAAAAGTCCTCCAATTTCTATGCTGTCTGGAAACCGCAAGGTTGAACCAGCCATCATATGAATTTCCGGATGCATCGATGCTTTCACAGGCTCCCAGCCTTCTCGTAATTTGGAAGAAATATGACGTGGATCAGCTTCACCCAAAGTACTAATACGAATCCAACGAAACTTATATCCCGGCTCCGGATTCGGATCGGGCAATAACTGCGGAGGATTCCACTTTGGGCGCTCCGTTGTTTCCCTTGACTCGCGTTGACCTCGTTCTTGCTTTTCCATATCAACCCCTTTGTAATTTCGCGACCTCGAGGGCATACCGCTCTAACGGTATTCTGTACCTCTTGGCGTAATCAACCTGTTTTTGCGTAAGCTTGACTTTTTTAGGAGTCATACTTCTCGTCGCAGGCGCCACATTTGACTTTACTGAACGCTGACCTCGGTCAGGTGATTCCTCGGCGTCAAAGTAATCCGGGAACACTTGTCGCATACGAGAATCAATTTTCTCGTAGTATTCATCAGACGATGCATCAACGCCTTGTTTTATTAACTTGGAGTGATACGCCAAGACAAAACCAGTCATTTCATCGTCTACACCATACCACCGATTATTCCTTTGCCAAGCTTCGGCTTTAGGATCTGGTCGGGGTGGTTCTAGTTTTACCTCTTTTTGAGGCTCTTGTCTAGCGGGTTTAAAATTATTTACGCGCTCAAGTTTGATTTTTGCCGCAGTTAATTCTTCATTTGCCTGAACAAGCTTATCTGAATCTCCTGATTCATAAGCTTCTTTATAAGCGCGTTTAGCATCTTCAACTTGCTGGGCTACGGTTTTTTTAGCCTGCTCTAATAGCGCTAACTGGCCTTCAGATAAATGCCCTTTGAGTTTTTCATTCTCTTCAGCAACAGACTGAGCAATACGAAATGCTTCTTCTTTTGCCCTTTCTGCATCTTCAGCCCGACGTTTTTCCGTTTGATAACCTTTATATAAGTGATCAATACGGTTTTTAACCCTATCGCTGTATTCTTTAATTTCCGAATCATCTAACGGCTTCGGTTCTTCTCGAAGCTTTGAATGCTTAGGTTTTTCTTCATCAACGATTTCAATCTCAACCTTGCCTTCTGTATTAACCTCTATCTCAACAGAAGATTCTTTCTCATCTGGGAATTTAAATTCTTCGTTCATAATTGCTCCTAAGCTCTTGAAATACCACGAGGATCTTCAACCACGGCCTCTACAGAATCATCATTGATGATTCTAAACTCCTTGCCATGGATTTTTATTCGCGTACCTGTATTGGGTCTTACTAAAACAAAGTCCCCAACTTTGCATGAAGGCCCATTAGGAAA